GATTCCAATGGTGACATTGATATTGATTCAATGGTTGGAGAATTGGATGACAAACTAAAAAGGATTAGTGAAAAATTTAACATTAACTATTAAAATTAAAAACAAATGGAAGCACAAATTAAATTTTACAGCAAAGAGATTCAGATTATGCGTCAATCTCAACAAAAGATGGCTTTTGACCACGCACGTTCAAAAGGTGTTGATTTAACAATGGAAGAACTTCAACGAGTAACAGATGTATTTGTTGAATGTTGTTTACGTCCAATGGATAATGAATTAAGAGAAAGAGTAAGAAAGATGGACAAGTGGTTGGAAAAGAAAGCCCAACAAGTTCAAGAACAAATAGAAATAGATGGTGTTTTATTATAATTTTTTATTAACAAAATAATTTCGTATATTTTAGTATAAGTGTTCATATATATAAATTAAAAGTGGGAGTCCTGGTGTTGACTCTCATTTTTTTTTATTTATACTTGATACTTTTACTCATATTATAGATATTTATTATCGGAGGGGTGAGAATCGTTTACTATCGTATATTTGCCATCTTTTGATTTATTCTATCATTTCACCCCTCCTTGTGAAATATTGTTTTATTCAGAAAAGTCCCATAATTTTATTGTGGGATTTTTTTATTTCAAATATTTTTACTATATTTTAGTAGTTCCTTGTAATAAGGGAAGCACATATAGATTTTTACTTAAGACCCTGAGTTTTTACTCGGGGTTTTTTGTTTTTTAAATTATTTTTTGTATATTTGTATTGTTTAAAGAAAAGTTCTATTTGTAAAACCCTGGTTATTCTTTCTGGCCAGGGTTTTTTGTTGCATAAAAAAACGTTCCACATGGAACGTTCTTATTATTCATTAAAGTGTTTGATAATCATATATATGTCAAACATCAGTGCAAGATGTACCCACACTAGTACAGAATAGACGTAGTACTCAAATATCTTTGATTTAAGACTACTTCTCGTCCCATTTGGACTTACATATAGCGTATCCTTGTTCTTGTCCATATTCGTCAAATATTGCAGAAATACATCTACTTATAAAAGTTTGTTCGTCTTCCCCACCTTCAGGTGATGGAATTACAAATTCCTCTTTTGATTGTTCTTCTTTTACCGGTACACAGTTTGGAACTATTCTACCATCTTCGGTTTCTTTTGTTCCAATTGCTTCATATCCTGGCCAACATGCCCCTGCTAAACCATCTTGTGATTCTGCAAAGTTTGTTTGATAGTTTGCTTTAATCCAACCACAGATATTGTTTGCAGATTCTTCTGAATAACCTCTATCTATTTGGTCAGCAATACAAGCATCCCATGGATAATCGGCCAAGTCTATCTGTGCTTGGTTATTACCATTCTTCTTAATGTTTTCTGCTTCTTGTACATCAACTGGTTTATCACCTTTGGCAACAGGAACTTCATTTTTAAACAGTGCCCTTCTTATGTTGATAATTTGTTCAAATCTATCCATATTATTTGTTTAATGTTAATTCATATTTTATTTGGTATAAGAACTTTTGTAAGTCATCTACCTGATTTTGTATCCAACTCTCAGTTCCCAATCCTTGTCTTTCAGATTGAACATATTGACATAAACCTTTCAAATATTCTAATGATTGACCTTCTTTCCAATCAACCAATGGTTTTGTTGTATAACCTGAAATACGTGGACCATATCCTTGTAATGACTCCACAAGACTATCTATATGGTCTGTAATACCTTCATAGAAATGTCCCAAAGCTTTATGTTCAGAATAAACTTCTGTTTGATTATGCCAAATATGACCTTGTGTCTTTGCTTGATGTAGTACTGATATAAATTCTGCAGGTGTTGCCATTATTTAATTAGTTTTTTTAATTCATTTAAGGATATTTCCTTATCCAAGATGAACACCGCTTGATAGTTGTGATGTATCCATGCAGTTAATTCCTCTTGAGTTATTTTATATTTCTTGTCAAGATTCATTCCATCTCCCAATAATCTTGTAAAATAAGAATGTTTTCCTGTTAAAATTAGTTCGTCTTCGGTTGGTTGTGGTAAGTATATCTCTTGTTTACTCATAGTCCGTTGTGTCTTTTTAGTTTTCTATTCTCAGCCATTAGTTCATCAACTCTCTTTTCTAAGTCTTGAACTTTTATATTTAATTCGTGTATCTCTGATTTAAGGTCTTCAATGATTTTAACATAGATATTAACTGACAATTCAAGATTTTTCAATACTTGATTATCAGTTTCAGCATCACTTCTCCTTCTTCCGGCAAACCAACCAGCAATACCTGTTAAAATATTAGATATAATTAAAATAATTTCTGTGTTCATATTAGTAGCAATCTTCGCAAGGAGGATTTTCATTTCTCAACTCGCTGTACATATAATTTCCTTTATTAACATCTTTCATTGAGTAACCTTTTCTTGTAGTTGCACCCAAATAGATTCCATTAACATACTTCTCATATCTTGCAGGAATCATACCATCCTTAGTAGATTGAGTATTGTAGTCAGGGAATTTGTTTGCACCTTTACCAATCAATAGATAATCTTGAAGACGTGTCATGTAAAAGTCTGCCGTCTGTTTTTGCACATTTCTAAGGTATTTGAACGTTCCAATATCAACTGGTGAACCAAATTCATTCTGTCCTTGTTGGATACCTCTGTTTAATGTTCTGTACATTAACGCTGGCATCGCACGGAAATATGCTTGTTGAATTAAGTATGGTTGAATATATTGGTCAACCAATATCTTTTCATCAGCGTTAAATGTATTACCTGTTGCACTTACTTGTGATAATAAGTGATTATAGAATTTTGTACCTAACAAAGTTTGAAGGTCAATATCCTGTGCAATTTGTATTTCTGCTTTCAATACATCCATATCAACGTTTTTGTTGATTGATGTAAAGTTTTTAATTTTTATTTCTGATACTAATAATACACCCATATTATACTTGTGTTGGAGTTATTGGTTTATCTTCTACTACTGGATTTTCAACAACATCACCAGATAAGAATAATGACAATGGTTTAACCTCAAATGTCGTAGGTCTTTCAAATTTCAATGAGACTAATTTATTGAACACCGATAAAATTACATTTTGATACGGCATAATAACCATCTTACGGAAATACTCAGAGTGTTCGGTAATTTCATTACCACCACCCAATTTTCCGGTTGTAGCAATACCAAACAACTCAGCACTAGAAACTCTATGGGCTGATAATATATTTCTTGATATGTCATCGTTTAATGTTTGATAATAGGTATCATTATCGTTACGAGGGATTTGAACAATCTCAGGTGCTGTTTCCTTACTTTCATTGAATGAAATAATTGCACGTCCACCATTATCCGTTCCTGAATATTGTTCTTGTAAAGCACGTGTAATTTGGTGCATCTCTTCCTCGCCAGGGATACCATTTAAATAGTTAATCCATAATGATGGAACCATACCTTTACGTAGGTTATTCATATGGAAGTTCTTCATCTCAATGTCAATCTCAATTGCACGTTGGCCAGCTGACCAGTCAGGAATTGGATAGTATGACATTGATGGAACATAGTTCTTATAATAGAATATTTGATTTGGGTCTTTCTCGTTTTGGTTGAAAGCTTTAATCTCAATTGGTGGGAATTTTCTAATGTTTTTCCAATCAGCAGAATAATAGTAATGTTCTACTTTATCTTCTTCGTTTAATTTACCACTTCTAACTCTACTAAAGTCAATATGATAAATCTCAGCTATTGTTTTTCTATCTTTAGACCAAATAACATTTAGTGCAAAACCACCAAACATCATATAATCCAAAGCACATTTGTACATAACTTCAGATACATTCTCAGATGGGTTGATTAGATTTACAGATGCCATTGGGTTATTTAAAGACACAACACCATCACCCATTATTTGGTTTACCTTTGATGTAATTACCGCTTTATGTATAGCACAATTGTCATAAAGACCGATAAAGTATTGTGGTAATAAGTTATTTTCACCATAATAAACCCAATCATATCTTTGAAGTACTTCAGAAAATACAGGTATTGAAGCTGCCTCAAAGCTTATCTTTTTAAATTGTGTTGTTTTTAATTCTTCACTCATAAATTTAATCTTCTATGTATATGTAATTCTCATTTACTTCATTTGGTGAAATATATTGTGTAAACGCAGGTGATTCCTGTGTTCCTTCTAATATAGCAATTCCCGTAAATACTGGTACGACACCAGGTGTTCCGTAAATGTTTAGTTGATATTCCCCTTCATAGTTTAAATCATCATCTTGTAATGGTAAAACAATCTCACAATAACGAATATTACTACCGTATTGTGTGGGGTTATTTGTATCAATTGAGTAGGATTTAACTTCCTTACTCATAATATGGGTAAATTCTAAAGTATAACCAGTAAAAGTATCCCTACTATTATTGTTTATATTTAGAACCAATGTATTTTCTTGTGCCTTTTGTAAATATAGCATAGTTATATGTCCTTATATATAAATATAAGATTTTTGATTTTGAATCGGTATATTTAAAAAAAATAACAAAAAAAGGGTCCGAAGACCCTCTTTTCACTAGAGATATAGAAATTCAGTCCACAACAGACCTACTTTTTTCTAATTAGTAGCTTACAATCGTTGCGTTAGGGAAGACTGCTGCCAATACCGCTGCCGGTGTTGCAGTTTGTTCATCTAATCCAACACTTAAAATTGTATTTGCTGGTTCGTGTTCTTGACCTGTGAAGATAAGTTCAAAACCATTTCTATCAGAATATGCGGTACCAGTTCCTGCGTTACCACCACTCAAATACATACCGTTTACTTGACCTAACAAATAGTAAGTATTGTTTTGGTCAACTGCGATAATTTGGATTTGGTCGTTTTGTGATAAAACTTTTAATTGGTCACGTTTTTCCTGAGAATAACGGAATAAGATTGCTGTCAATACTTGTTCAAAGTAGATAGTTCCGTTTTCAAAGTTCTTTTGTACGTTTTGGGCTAAGCTAGAAGTGTTTCTCTTTAATTGGAAACCGTAGATAGTTGTACCAGTTGTATTAGTACCACCAGTGATTGCACCATCAGCATCGTAAGTGTAGCCAGTTAAAGAACCACCACCACCAACAATCCAGATAGATTTAATACCACCAATACCATCAGAACATCCTAACGCTGCACCAGAAGATATATAACAAGACATATTTTTGTATGTTTAATTTTTTTTTAGTTTATTAAAAAGGGGACTTTCACCCCTTAAGTTTTTTATAATTACGCTAAATTGTTTGTAGCGAAGTATGCTGTAGAACCGAATGTAGCGATTGCAACACCATAGTTGAAGTTAGCACGGAATCTCAACTCATCAAAGTCAACTGAGTACCAGATTTTCAATTTTTCTGAATCTGATAATAAGTCAACACCTAATACCATGTACTGACGTGGTCCAATTACAACTTGGTTAGAACCGTTCAAACCGATAGTTGGAACAACTTTAACGTTAGTTGAAGGGTGAGTAGCTTCCATCATTGAAGTAATATCAGTAGAACCGATATAGTTCATGAAGAAGTTAGCCTTAACTAAAGCTTGTACGTATAAACGGAAGTTAGAGTAAGACATAAACACCACTAAATCTTCACGAGACATTGCGTCATCAGATAAAGCGTTGATTAACTTGTCAACCTCTGTGATAGGGTTACCTGCAGTACCGTAAGCAACTGCGTTAGAGAATGTTGTACCACTTGAGTTAGCAACACCTGTTGTACCTGTAGAGATTAAAGTTTTGAAACCATTGAAACATGAAGTTCCAGTAGTTGCTTGCCAGATTTGTTGTTCAACATATTGTTGAATTTCTTTCACTTTCAAGTCAGCGATTTGTTGTTCAAATGGAACTGATTCTTGAGTTTGGCCTGGTGCCATTAACATTGACTGATAAGTGTCAAATAAATCTTTATAACATAAAGCTTCATTGTACTTAGTAGGACAAGTTGTGATGTTAGTTTGTGTGAACGTAGTAGTTCCTGATGGTGACCATCCGCAAGTTCCGTCTTGGAAGTATGCTTGTGAATTTAATAAGTTCAACGCTTGAGTACCTTTGATACCTGTACGTAAGTTAACGTATTTAGCAGTTGTACCACCGATAAGTGCTTTTGCTAATAACTCACCACCAACTTGGTCTACATAACCACCAATTGATGATACGTTGTAACTAAATTCTTCTTTTGATAAAATTTTCATAATCTTATTTTAATTTTTATTTTAATTTTCTTAAAGACATAATTGTTGCAAGTCTTGCATCAACCGCATCTTCATTATTTTGTTTATTAAACTTCTCAGTTTTTCCATCAGCTACTTTTTTAGCTGCTGGTTCTTTTTTGAACGCGTTAAACTCGTTTTCCAACGCTTTATAACTTTGTTCCATTGCTGACATTTTCTCACTCATTTTTGAGATAAATTCTTTTAACATCTCAAACATTTGTGCATCCATACCAACTTCTACAGCTGGTGCTTCAGGGGCTTCACCCTCTTCTACATCACCTGCAACTTCTTCAATTTTCGCAATAATACCGTCTTTGGTTTCAATTTTAGTTCCGTCCTCAAGTTCGTGTACTCCATCTGGTGCAGGTATTTCTGCTTCCTCTGTAACTACAACAACTTTAGCACCTTCTGCTAAACTATCACCTTCAACTTTAACAACAGTACCGTCTGCTAATTTTGCATCAAGAAATACTTCTTTTACACTTTCGATTTTTCCGTCTTTAACTTCTATTTCAAAGTTTTCAACTAGTCTGTATGAACCGTCTTCTAAAGAAACCTGTTCAAATTCTTCGTTGATTTTTACAATATCTTCACCAGCTTCTAATTTAGCAGCTTGTAAGATTGTATTGTCTTCTAATTTGAAAGATAAAAGAGTAGGTTCATCAGCCATAAATCCAAATTGTACCATAAGTTTTTTAATCTCTTGTACAGCTTTCTTTGAATTTGACATAATTGTATTTTATTTTATTTTATTATTCTCTTATTATTAAATATGTATTTTCATATATATTACCAAATTATTCTTTAATTTCTTTAAGAACTTCTGCTAACTTATATAAAAACATCTCTTCTTTACTAAATTGGGCTACCTCTTCAAAGTAACCTGATACTGAAAATCCGTTTAATTGACCTTCTTTAACCTTGTTCCAAATTTCATCATTTTTAATTTTCATTGAAACAAACCAAGTTCCGACAGGTAAATCTTTATAACCATATTTAACCGATTTATCGTGTTCATCTTCCTTAATCCAAGATTCAATTACATATACATCTTTAACAGCTTCACCATCATGCATCTGGTCATTATTATCTGTATATTTGTTTCTCATGTACTTTTCAGCAATCATTCTGATAGTTTCAGGACTGAAATAAACATAATATGGGTTACCCATTCTATCCTTACGGAATATCTTTTGGTCAGGAATCATTGCAGGTCCTAATACAATTCTTTTCTCTTCTGAATCAACTTGAAAATATTGTTTTGACATTTTCTCTTTATCAATTTGATTGATTTTAGACTCAGCCCAAGATAAAGCAGACTTTCCACCCCAACTATCATACATCAATTTACCACAACCATCACCGTAACCTTTTGAACTATCTAAGTCAACTTCATGTCTTGATAGATAAGAGTACATTCTACGGATGGTATCTTCTGAGATGGCTTCACCCTTAGCCAATTGATTAGCACGTTGTTTACCCACATCTGTTCCACAATCTCCCCATCCATTTTCTTCAACCCATTTAAGAACAGCTTTTGCGTTATTCTTAACTGAATCAGGATAGTCAGCATGTGACTTTTCAAATAGATATTCAAATTCTTTCTCAAACTTATTTACCAATGTAGTTGTTCCACCTGTTACCAATGATTTTGGCAATACTTTCTTTTTAACACCAGGGTCAACATATCCACCAATATCACCAACATTATAATCAAACTTGATACCCTTAACTGTTGGAGTATGGATACTAATTGCTTTTAATTCATCTTCATTATTATCATAATGTGTTTGGATACCCAATCTTTTGATTATTTCCCATTTTAAATGACCATTTGTTGCATGAACTTTATCCACAGATATTCCCAATTCTCTTGCAACTTGTTTAACAGGTCCCAACATCTCTTCTCTACGTCTTGTAACGATGTATAAATCCTTTCCTTCGGACAATAATCTTCTTGCTAACTTCTTACCTCTTTCAGTAGACAAAGTGTCGTCATAGTCAATAGAAACCTTTTCTCCTGCAAATTTCTCCATCTTTTGGAATGATGGCCATTCAGGTACTCTTGTATCAGGTTGAGGGTAACCTAAAACATCATTGTCACCAGGTCCTTCTACTCTACCTTTGGTAACTGAAGCTTTATTAACAATATCAGTTCCTCTTCTGTAAGTAATTTTGTTCCAAATGTGACGACAATTATATCCTCCTCTCCAAACCATTGCACTATCACCTTCATCGTTGGTAATAGCTTCCAAATCTTCCACACGATATACCAAATTCTTATTTAATAAATCAGAACAAAATTCTCTTGTTGTTGCTTTGATTGGTGCACCTGGTGCTAATGGATTTAATGAATATTTGTAACGAATTAAATATTCACCAGTATCTTCCAATGAATCTGCGTTTGGGTCAGATGAAATAAAGTTTTCTTTAACAACTTCCCAACCATCATTTAATAATTCGTTTTCATCTTGTCCGTATTGAAATAACTTTTCCAAATAGTGTCTGTCAGAACCTTCAGGAATATGAAATTCATGAGGTTTTTCCTTATTGAAAGCAATCCAATTTACTTCAATTGCAGGTTCATCAACTAAAGAAATACTATCAATTCCTGATAATTCATCATCTTCTTCAATCTTAAGTTCAAATATTTTATCTTTTCTCATATTATTAAATATAAAATTTTTATGTTTGATTTGGTACTATCTTCCCTGTCCACGGTATTTTTTAGGTTTTTGTGCCTTTGGTCCGTATGATTTTTGACCATTTGGTTGTGATTTTCTCTTTCCAAATGATATTTTTGCTGCTGAGTTTGATTTTCCTTTAGCCATTATAATGTACTTAAATCTTTTAATCTTGCTTGTTTTTGTTGTTCACTTGTTATATCACTTGAAACAACATATGTTTTTATTATTGCTGAGTTAGTTACCGATGGAGTTGAAACTTTTGGACTATCAGGTCTTGCAGCACCTGCTAAACCTGGTACAAATGATGCACCACCACCCATTTGATTCATTAAAGACAACATTGGTCCAAACATTGAAACTGCACCTTTGGTCATAATAGCTTCACCACCTTCAGCGTTCACCATTATACCACCTGCTGCAGATTTGTGAGATGGTCCTTCAATCATACCACCATCACCATAGTTTCTTCCTAATCCATTATATGTTCCACCACCTGCACCTGCACCCGCACCACCTGTATCATTAAATTCAGTTGCGTTAATTTTAGATATTTGAACTGCTGTCATGATACCTAAAGCTGCAGCGTTTGCAATCTTTACAATCCAGTCAAATGGAGAAGGTAAAGTAGACGGTTGAGTTAAGATTTGGATAATACCTGAAGCTGCTGATAATACTGCAGTTGCTTTTTGGTATTTCTTATTTTGTTCAAAGGCTGCTTTTCTTTCAGCCATTGATTTTTTAGTATTTTGAGATTCAAACTCATAGAACGCAGCAAGTGCGTTGGTTACATTTGCAAAACTACTTAATGTAGCACTTGCAACTGCACCATAAGCTTCAATCTTTTCTCTTTGAAGTTGTTTGATTTTTTCAGTATGTTCCCTTTCAATAACCTCAAGTAAAGCAGCGTTGTCACCTGCAGCTTTAACTCTTGCCGCATATGCAAGGTCTTCTGCTTCTCTAAGGTCTTTGAACATTTGACCATACAATCTCTTCTCTGTGTCAGCCCTTCTTTGTAATAAATCTGACATTGTTTGAAGTTCTTGAGAATCAATCATTTGAAGATTCTTCTTGTGTTGTTTGGTCAACGCTTCAATATATTGGAAGTTTTGTTCGTTTCCTTTCTTTTGTTCTTCAAATCTTGCCACCTCAATATCTCTTAACTTTTGGAAAGCTTCAGCAGATACTTGATACATTGCATCATATTCTAACTCAAGATTTGAACGAATATTACCTAACTCTTCTTTGTCAATTTCAATTAAAGCAAGGAATTGTTTTGTTCTTGCTTCTTTTATTTTTTCATTATTTTTATCAGCTAATTTATAATCAATCTCATATTCTTTTAGAACATTCTCTCTCTTTCTTTGATAATATTGTTGGTCTCTCGTTAATTCCTCACTTAATCTTCTATTTTCCTCATTAACTTGAATTTGAATATTATATGCATCTAATTGAATTTGTGCTTTACGAACTTCTTCTCTTGCAACTCTTCTTTCAGCAGCTTGTTTCTTCTCAAGATTTTTTAATGAAATACCTTGTAGTTTAGCTTGTTCTAATTCAAGTCTTTGTTCTTCTTTTAATGAAACTAATCTATCTTTTGCCGCTTGTAAATTACGTGCGTTTTCTTCCTTAATTAAAGAAGTTGTTAATTCAATAATTTTGATATTACGTTCGTTGATTGCTGCAATATCTTCTCTTAAAAATTGTCTTTGTTGTTTTTGTCTTTCTGATGCTGCTAATGAAGCTTTATTAGTCATTTCTTTTTCTAACGAATCAACTAATGTTTTTTCATCTTTTAATGATTGTTCAAGTGCAGCAATATTATCTTTGAAATAATCTGCGTTTATTTTTTTAAGGTCATCAATTAAAATTTTAATTCTAATTCTTCTACCATTTGCAGATTTAATCTCACTTTGAATCTGTTGTTTTTCAAATTCTTCATCATTTTTTGATGTTTCAATTGCTAAATTTCTTTGATTATCAATTCTATTTAAATTAGATTTTTTCTCAATATTATCAATTATAATATTTTTATCTCTAATAATCTTAGCTTGTTTTTTGGCAATTAAATCTAATTCAACTGTTTGTTGAACTTGTAACGCCCTTAATTCAAGATTCTTTTGTTCTGTATTTTTGGTATCATCATTTAAAATTTCTTGTTTTCTCTCAACAAATTTTGATAATAAATCCAATTGTTCCTTATAGTTTTCAGATAAGAAATTAGTATATGTACTTAATATTTCCTGTTGTTTCTTTAATTGTCTATCTAGTTGTAATGTTTGTTGTTTAAAATTATTATTAACACCACCAAATACCGATGCTAAACCATTTATAGCATCTGCTGCAATCTTAACTGCACCTACAAATACATTTAATATAAAATCAGTTATTGGTTTTAACGCATCAAATAAAGCACCTACAGCATCACCAACTGCAGCAAAAGCATCTTGTAATGGTTTGAATGATTGTGCAGCTTTCATAACCGCACCAACCACTAAACCAATTGCAACAACAATTGCCCCAATACCTGATGCAACAAAGGCGTTCTTAAGTAATGGGAACTGTTGAATTAAAGATGACATTGCAGACTTTGCAGATTGAGATACAACTTCAAATTGTTGCATACTTTGACCAACCTGACCAAGCGGACCTGGTAAATTACTCAAAGCGTCATCAAACTTCATTGTGCCTCTAGTTAATTCCTCTTGTGCATCTCTTAAAGCTTTGATTTTCTGTGCTTGTGCTTCATATTGTGCACTATTCTTACCAAATTGTTGTTCAATAGAAACTAATTCTCTTGTTGCAATTCTAATCTGTTGAGAATAGGTTTTAATACCTTCAGTATTTTGTTTGGTTTGTTTTTCATTTTCTTCAGTTGCTTTGGTCATTTTCTTCCAAGCAGCTTCAGCGTTTTGAATATCTTTTGCAGCAACTTTGTATTGTTGACTATTCTTACCAAACTGTTGTTCAATAGATTTTAGGTCCTTTTGTGCCGTCTTAACGATGGCATCAAATTGTTGCAATGAGGTTTTTGACAGGTCAACTTCTTTGTTGTTTACCTTTATTATAAAGTCTATTTCTTTTTTAGCCATTTTGTATAAATGTATATGTTTTTAATTTTATGGACAACCTGTTTGACCTGTTGGATAAACGTAAACTTGTCCTGATGTTCCTGCCGGTTCTGAATAGTATGTTCCTGATACTACATAGAAGAAACCTACACTACCTTCAACTCTTGCACCACTATTATAAGTACCTGATGGAAGTAATTGTGAGTAGTATGTTTGGAAGTTTTGACAACTTGTTAATCTATAATATAATTGTACCGCTTGTGATGGAGTTGGTGTTGGGGTTACAGCCGGAACTGATGCACAATCCGTACCACAATCGGTTATAGTAAATGAAGCTACGTCAGCAAATGGGAAACCTGGTGTAATTGTATTACAATTTGTACAAGCTGTAATTGTGTATGTTCCCGTACTTGAAACAAAAACATATACATCTTCTGCTACGTTGGTGTCATATTTAATCCAACCTGGGTCAGTTACATTCAATGTTGCACCTGATTTATATATTGCAGTTACTGGAGTTGAACTTGGTGTCGGTGTAATTGTAGGTGTAATAGTTGGAGTTGGAGTAGGTGTTGGAGTTGGTGGAGTAATACTTGAAATAGTTGTAGAAACACATACAGGATAAACTGCACGTTTACCAATGAATCTAATTTCAGTTGTATAATCACCATTAACAAAACTACTTAATCCAAATTGACTCGGTGTTATTGTAAATGTACCAGATTGAGTGGAAGTTGTAGATGCAGTTGTTGCAGTTAAAATATGTACTTCTCTCCAAGGTTTCCAATACGGTTGGTCACCTGTCATGGTATGGAATGATACAACATTTATTGATGTAAATCCATTATCATAAAAAACTTCCGCACCATTCTTATTCCAAGTTACATTATAACTAAATGTAATACCTGTACTTGTAACCGTACTTGCACTAAATGTTGTGACTGTACCACTTACACTATTGTTGTTTATATCGTGAACAATTTCTGAACCATATGTTTGTATCGTATTATTTGGATATACAAAGTTTTGTTCGTTAATTGTTTTTATAAATTTTCTTCCCATATTATTAAATATATATATTTTGTTTTAGTAAGTGTTTAAACTACCATTTGAATTAAATTGATACATACCATAAACTGTCGTTCCGTTATATTTTACTGTAATTGAAAATAAACTTGCAGTTCCCCAACCTACAGCTAATGGTAAAAGTGACGTTGGATTTATTCTTACACAACCTATTTGTGCTGTAGATGCTGGACTTGATGTACAAATCAATCCTGCACCACCATTATTCCAACTTGTGTCTAATGTACCATTTGTATTTAATCTAATCAATCCCTTTCCTACTGTTGTACCATTATATGTTAAACTTGTTGCAGATGCAGCTGAAGCTTGTACTAAATATTTTCCGTCTGATTGAATTGCCACTCCCGCATAACCTGGTCCTATAACTGCGTTAGCTAAACCGGCACCACCACTATTCCAAGTTGAATCTAAACTACCATCACTATTTAAACGATAGAATTGACCAACTGATGTTCCATTATAAGAACCACCACTTGATGTTACCAATATTTTACCATCAGATTGTACTGTTACGTCATATACTGCGTTACTAGGTCCTGTTCCACCACTATTAAATGTTGCATCTAATGTACCATTACTATTTAATCTTTCTAATCTTCTACAAGATGTACCATTAAATGTTGAAAACTCACCACCAAATATCATTTTACCTGATTGAATTTCAACTGAATTAACTACGGTTGTACTTTCAAATCCAGTACCTGTTCCTCCTGAATAGAAACTATTAACTATATTACCATTTGAATCTAATTTAACATATCCATTGTATCTTATTGCACCTGTTGGTGCTGTCATACCTGTTGGATTTATGTAAGTAAATTCACCCGCTACAATCATACTATCATCAGAAAATACTTCAACATCCCATACTGTTCCATTAAAATAATTTCTTGTAAATGAAGTATCTAAAGAACCGTCTGTGTTTAATCTAACAACATTAAGTCCTTTATTGTTACTTGTAGTACCACTTGAAGCAATACCTGCAATTATAATTTTACCAGTAGATTGTTGTTCAATGTCATAAACAGCAGCCCAAGCGTTTGTTGTATTTAATGTAAAACTACTATCTAATGTAAAGTCAGTATTTAATCTGAAATATTTACCAACAGTTGTTCCTTTAAATGTTGTAACATTACCAAATGTAGTCGGTCCTTGTACACCAATTAAAATCTTATTATCAGATTGGAATTTAATGTAAGAACCAATTGAATTTAATCCTGAACCAAAAGGTACAGGTGGAACTGATGGACAATAACCCCCAAAGTATGTTGAACTACCTAAAGCAATACCATAAGTTGTTCTTGCTGTTTCAAAAGCATCACAATCAGCAAATAAATTTATACCAGTTGTTCCTGAAGTACTCCAAAACGTTGGCATATTTTGTTGGAATGGTCCATAAGGATTTGAATAAATTTCATTATGTAAACAATCATCATTCCAATCTAAAATACCTGTAGTGTCAGCATCACAACTAACCTCATATATTGTATATGGAACATAATAAGTTATTCCATTTGCAACATATGTAAATGTTGAAGTAAATCCACTTGATGGTGACCCTAATGAACCAATTTGATGGTCATAATAAATTGACCAACCATAATTACTATCTAATAAATTTGGATTGGTAAAATCAGTACTAAATTGGAAAACTCTTGATGGGTCATCACAATAATAATATCTAAAACATCTGTTTACATATGTCTTCGGTGTATTATTAAATTGTACTAACTCAACTTGTGTTAAATCTCTATTTGTTAAATTAAATCCTTCTATTTTTGATACAACAAAATGTTGTTCGTTTATTTTAATTAAATCTTGTGGTTGTAAATTCTTTATATCCGCATAACTTAAATTAAATTTACCCGTTAATACACGTGTATTTGGGTTATATAAATTACTTACTCTACCTTGATAAAAAGTGGAGAAAGCGTCATTCTCTGTGTATGTGTTAAATGATTGAACACCAATTTCATCCGTAGGTAATTCTGAATTAAATAATAAACATTGACTGTCATTATTTATTTTATTACTGTCAGGGTTACCCATTGGCATCGTATGAGATACCACAGGTAATTTATCAAATTGATAATATGTTGAACCACTTGTATTTTGAATATAAGCGTTGTATGTTTTATAATAATTTGATGAATTAAATGTCTCTCCAACCAAATCTAAGAATGGGTTGAATGAACCTAACCACCAAAATAACTTTGGTTTTGTTTTAACTCCTTTATAAATCCAGTTTACCTTTACATCATTTCCTGATTGTATTTGGTTATTTGAACCAACATAGTTAATGGCAAGTGGTAAGCCAATGTTATTTGTTGCATCGGCATCCCACTTTCTTATAATTTCTGGAGAGAAAATCGTATCTATCTTTTTCTGTTGTGACTTAAAAGATGTTGGACCGTAATATATATTTTGTCCGTATATTCTATTATTACTCTGTTTAAATAATTTATTACCTTCGTCATTATCTTCTTGGTCTGTTATAAAAATTTCACTCTCTATATAATTTAGTGCTGGTTCAACGGTAAATCCTTTGTCATAACTAATCTTATCTGACCAATCATGAATATCACCTGTGCCTATGAAATAATCATATGGTTCAATACGAATATTATACCCGTTATTTGGGTCAGGAATTAACACCAGATTGAACTTCTTCGCTATGGATGATAGAATGTCTATCTGTTTAATATTCGGGTCTATAACGAGGTTAAAATCAACATAATCACCATCCACATAATTCACATAATCACCTACTGCTTTTGGAAGGTATTTTAATGTTGTACCATTTGGAACTTGAGGTGATGAACCATATAAGAATGTACTTCCACCAGAGTTAATTGTTAAACCTGATGTACCATATGGAATTGTTGCGTCAAAAGAATGACCTGAACCATCACCATCATCATAATTCAATGTAATGTTAATATCACTATCACAATAACAAGGAACACCCGTTCCTAATTTGGAAACAGCACAATAAACATCACCTGCAATATCAACGAAGAAAACTTCTACACCTGATAAAGGTAAAGTTTGAATTTCATATATTGTCCAACTGAATTTTGTTGCATCTGAACTAAAATATCCGTATAGATATAAGTTCTTCATCCAAGGTGTATTGAAAAAGTCTGACTCAATAGAATAACCGTATGTCTTAAAAATTAGTTGCAACAATGACCATACACTTAGTGCAGGTTTTAATTGGTTGTCATATAATCCTTGTGTTGGTGAGTTAATTCTATATTGTTGAACACCTGCTGCGTAAGCTGCTGCTAATGTTGCATATGAACTTAATGGACTTGTTGATGTATATAAATTAGTTCTTGATAATATAGTTCCACCTGAGAAATTTACAGTATCTCCAGTGTACAAATAACCATTATGAACAACGGGATAAAAATATGTTGCTGGTTTTTCACCATCAATTGCAAAATTTGGGTAGGTAAAACCTTCTGTAACATTATCTAAACTAAATTCATGATTAAAATTATAATCACTATCATTAAAATTTAAGTCTTTTAATAGATTATTACCGATACTACCATATAATTCTGCTGGTGTTGAGAATAAAGTAACGTCATATTCTTTCTTTGATTCTAAAACTGATACTTTATTTAATCTCAAATACCCTGTAAAATATGGTTCATCATTGATTAAAACCCAACAAGGAACCCTTGCGTTTGGATTAAAATACAATGTTGAAGCATCAACGTTAAAATAACTCTCAAAAAAAGCGTTATTCTTCTTAGAACCTGGCAATAAAACACCTACCGAATAATCTGAATTTCTTTTACCTATATCTCCTAATTCAGCAAATGATTTATTTATCAAAATTGGGATACTACTATACAAATCTAGAAAATCAAATACAGGTATATTATAATTTCCTGGCTTATTTGTTTGTACCCTTAAAACTGTTTGTTGTTGTGACATATTAGAAACCTTTGTTTACAAAGAATGTATCCGATGTTTTTAATGTAATTCTATATTTATTTAATTTTTTGTGTTTTTCTGTAACTGTTTCAACTTCAGTTGATAATATTTGTGCCGGAGTTAAATCCTTGTAATAATAGTTCTGAACATTGATTGGTGACAAATAATCCCCACTCATAATATATACTTGTGGTGAATAGAAAAGTTGTTCTATCCAATGTGCTGTTGCTAAATTTAGATAGTTACTTTCAAGAACAATTTCTTGGTCAATATCTGTTGCAAATGTCTTAACACTTCTACCATAATTTCTATCAGGAGAAGATAAGTCTGTTGCATAATATCTTGAGTCGTATGTTTGTGATTTTATTTTCTTTGTATCTTGTCTATATGATTGGAATGTATAATAGTCATAACCTCCACGATTATTTAACCACACCAATCTTGTATCTTCAGGTAGACAGTTGTCGTATAGGTAGAAATAAAATACTTCAGATATTGGACCTGAAGGACCTAAGTCTTCTCTACGTGTATCGTTTGTTGGAAACGCATAACATAATTGAACTGTGTAATATGCTACGGTGTTCCAATCAATTCCTGCTTCCCAAATATTTTCAATATCTTGTGGTCCACAAGGTATAGCAAATGGTCTTAATGTATCTGTGTATCCTGTTGGTGACGCATAAGTTGTACCACTCATATTGATATAATCTTCTCCATAGTACAATAAGTTATTGTTTTCGTCATAGTAATTGAAAACAACATAATCTGCTTCTATCACTTGTCTATCTCCTGTTTGTCCGTTTAAGAAATAAAGTACGTAATTTTCGTCAGATTGTATATATTGGATTCGTGGTGCATCTGTTAAAAATCTACCAGTTTGTGATTGTTCAGGTAAAGATGGGTAGTCCATCAAGAACTGAGATATTGGTGCCAATCTTCTGTATATACTTGAAGGTGAAATAGTTAAACCTGTACCAATCGTTGTTCCTAATTCTTGGTCAAAGTTTGGTAAGATATAATGTTCACTCATTTGGAAAGCACCACCCACATAATCAAAATGGTTACCTGTATTTGTAAATCCTGAAGGTGAGAATGAAGTATCTCCAATACAGTAAGGTAAGTCACTATAATGGTAGAATGGGTTACCAGGTGTACTGGTACTTTGGTTTTCATACACCGTTGTATTACCTGTAATATATTTGTAACCGTAGTTAAAATTTACAGTTGTACTATTTGGATACGGGTTGTTAATATTGATTAAATCATTGGTTGTTTGCCAATCTCCTGCCCAATAGTTACTATAATGTTGACCTTTTACATAATTTGAAAGATAATCATATGGTCTAATATTAAAATTATACGTATATGTTGCACCGTCTCCGGTTACACTATATGGCACAATGGATAATCTACCAACTTTTTCATCGTTAGCAAATAAATCAACATCCAAAGTCATTGATGATACATAGGTATCACCTGTTAATACTACTTCATATGTTCCACCACGTTGGTAAACCATATCGGTACTTCTTCTTATCTGTGTATTGCTATTTAGAAAATTACTATATAGCGATTGGTATCCAAATGTCATATTCCTTCTATTAAGTTTAATAAGTCATTATATGTTGCGTTGGCAATAAGTTCTTCAATTTGTTTGTTTTCTAATATCATATCATAAGATATTTCAACAAAGTTCTTTGGTCTATTTTGGTAACCAAATCTACTCATTGATTTACTGATTGCATATGCAACACTTTTTACATTTTTTTCATCTTTGGGTAAATACTTACCCGTTTTCATATCTCTAATTCTAAAGCTTTTCTTGTTCATTATCCATGTTTCAATAGCACTAATAGGTGCATAACCTGGTAGTCTATCATTCATCAACCAATATGCATATGTATTTGATAATGGTTGACCAAACGCTTGAACTTGAATTACTTGAATCCCTTGTTTATTTTCTTTTACTACGGACTTAATACTATTTCTCAATTTACCTGATGCAACACGACTAGTTACTCCTTTGGATTTTCTTCCAAATAAGTAAACTTTTTCCGATAAACTAGCTTTCACTATATCGTCTATGATTGGTAATATTGCGTCTAAATCCATATTATATTGTTGTTCCTGTTACTGATGGTAATGGTGGAAAATATGGGATTAGAGATAAACTCTTTACCCATAAATAATTCTCGTCTGTTGTGTTGTCTATTTCCTCCACAGATAGACACCACAATCCATCTACGTTTAATACCGGATGATAATAAACATCTGGTAAATATTGTACTCCAATTAAACTATCTTTTTGTTCTTCGGTTAAAATACCTGCTATTTGTTGTGCCATATTATGCGTTTCTTCCTAATGTTGTTTGAAATGTTTGGATTATTGTATAAAATGTACTAACCTCACTACTTGTTAAACCTGCACCAATATGCATGAAAGCTAAGTTTCTTGTTGAATATGATGCTGTTGTACCTGCGTTATTTTGTGCAAGTACATATAAGTTATAATTCAATGATGTTGTTATATCTGCAGTATTTTGGTTAGTTGTTAATGTTGAACCTACTTGTGTTGCGTTTCTATAACCTTTTAATTCATTTTGTGCTGTTCTACTTGATGTAAATAAACCTGCTGAAGTTGCAACAGTACCTTGTACACGACCGTTTGTTGAATTATAGTTGTCAAATAGTGCGTTACCACTTGAACGTCTTGCCAACATTTGAATTGCTGGTTGACCATTTGCAACACCATATTCTTCACCATCATTTGAACTAATTGATGTAGAATAAACTGACAATGATAATGATGCAGTAATAGCAGTTAATGAATTAAATGTTTTAGGATTCCAACCTGTATTTCCATAACCTGATGTACCATTTGATTGAACACCTGTTGTTGAAAATGTTATACCACCATTCCAAGTAATAGTATATGTTGTAGGGTCAACCAAATTATATTTAGTTGTTGTTGATGTACCTCCAACAAATGGATATATTACATACATTTTTGACCAAAGACTATTAGACTTTAAATCTAACACCAATTGATTAACAGCACTTTTTTGTGTACTGTTAGTGATTCCTGCTGCATCAAAGAAAGCTTGTGCGTTAGAATCATATATGGTTTGCGAGTTTTGGAAAGCAAATGGTGCAAAATTCATATTATACTAAGTTCTTTACGTTTGCTAGGTAAAGTGATGTTGTATCAAAACTTACCAATGTTATTATATCCACACCAGTTGTTGTAGTTGGAACATAAGATGAACCTGATACTTGTTTAACTGATGATGGGAATGTTACTGTTGCTGAACCTGTTGTGTTCAATCTAATATTAACTGTTTGACCAGGTTTAATGTTAGATGGATTGATATGTGTTGCAGAACCTGAAACTAATTGTAATGTGAAGAAGTTACCATTATTTAAATTCAACGATGCTGTATTTGAACTGATTGATAAAGCGTTTACATTACCTTGAACTGAACCTGTCACATTAACTGAACCAGTTACTGCCAATGAACCTGTGATGCCAACATTCTTTGGTATTTGTGCTGTACCTCCAACTGAATAGATGATTGTATTTGTTCCATCATTACCGTTTAAACCACCGTATAAAGCACCAACTGTGTCAGAACCATATGCTGTGAATGTTTGAACTGATAAACCAATACCACCTTTGTTAGCTGAACCTGTACCTGCATCATCTATTGCAAAGTATGAATAGATGTTACCAGGGTTAATATCTGTATTGATGTTTACACCCATACCAGGATATGGAGTAATTCCATTACCAATTGATACTTTTGGTGAACTACCATCACTATCTTCTACATTTACTTTACCTGCATCAAATGAAGCTAATCCTTGAACAGTTAATGTTGAAGAACCATTTATTGAACCAGTTACTTTTGTTGTTCCAATTAAATTATGTTGTGAACCTGATGCGTTTAATGAACCAGTAAAGTTACTAACACCAATTACTTCAAAGTTTTGTGAAGATACTTGTACCTTTTTAGAACCTGATGTTGCAAGTATTACATTACCCATATTAACTGCATCACCAAATACATAACCTTGAACATACATGTCACCTCTCGCCTGTACAACACCACCACCTGTATTACCAGATAATTCAACCGATGCATATGGTGCATCTACTGTTTTAACATAAACTTGTTTACTTGTTATTGAACCAGTTACACTAACGTTATTTTTAAACGATGTTTGTTTATGCATATTGATAGTATTACCACTAAATCCAATATTTGTATTACCATCAACAATAATAATGTTAGCTGTTTGTCCAGGATATTCTGATGTGTATGATGACTTAGCAAAACCAAATGGTTGTGTTGTAGCTGCATCTATCAATTGAACTGACGAATATACATTTGTTGGGTCAGTTGTTTGGTCCACATATACCGATATGTTTGGATATGCTGAACCACTATTATCTGTATTTAAAGCTAATGTTAAACCATTACCTTCAAGGATTGATTGTGCACCTTTAAAGTTATTTGAACCAGTTGTTGCATACATTCCCGCATCAAAACTTGGGGATGTACCTGATGTACCGCTTGTTCCTGAAACACCACTTGTTCCTGATGTTCCATTAACACCACTAGTTCCGCTAGTTCCACTTGTTCCACTCACACCACTTGTACCTGAAGTACCTGATGTTCCTGAAGTACCTGAACCACCAACAACTTGTGTACCATTAACATATAATGAACCTGTTACTTTTAATGAACCTGTAACATCCACAACATCTCTTGTGATGTGCATGTTACCATTCTCAGCATAGAATATATTATTATCTCCTGTTGCTGCGTTATTACCACCACCATATAATTGCATCACAGGATTTGAACCATAAGGAGTAAATGTTTGTAGTGCAATACCTGTATTATTTGAACCAGTTGCTGAATCATCTATTGAAAAATAAGCAAATAAGTTACCAGGATTTGTGGCACTATTAACTGTAACTCCCATACCAGGATATGGTGTATTGTTAGTACCTATGGATACTTTTGGTGAGTTACCATCACTATCTTCAATTCTAATTTTATTATTATCAAATGTAGCAAGACTTTCAAATACTGTTCCACCTGTTACTTGAAATACAACTCTATTTGTATCCAAGTCAAAATACATAAAGTGATTATTGGATGGAAAATCCGAAATTGAAACTGTATTACCTGTGAATGGTGTTCTTTGAATATTCAACCATCTGTTTGAGGCTTCATTATTACCCATATAGAATCTTAATGATGCTGTTACTGATGAATCCCCAAAGATACTAACGTGACTACCTGTAGCCATTTGAAGTGCACCATTTATATATTCTATTCCATTAAAGTTGTTTGAACCAGTTGTTGCAAGTCCTATTTGATTTATTGAACGAGATACTGGTTGATTTGTTCCATCACCAATCCATAATTCTCCTGTTGGTAAGTTTGGTAATAATACAGGACCAGGGTTTAATATGTTTAATTGACCACCTGAACCTGTCTTTGTTACAACACCAATTGGTTGAACAATATCACCTGCACCTGTTGGTCTTGTTGCTGTTAAAGCACCTAAACCATCTACCCATAATAAAGTTCCAACAGGGTAACCTGTCATATCAATACCTGTGATTAAACCTAATGTGATACCTCTACCGTTTGCACCTGCACCAATATTTTCCATTGCCACAAATGTAACCGGCATCTTAGTTGGGTCTGATGTATTTGCACGATATACAATTGGATTTGAACCTAAAGCACCACTCACATATAATGGTGTTCCTTTTGTAATTGTAGTTGCTTCACCATTATGTACTATTTCAAATACTGCGTTTACATTACCGAATGTTAAAGTTCCTGTAGCATCTGTTTGTAATACTTGTCCAGGGAATGTACCGTCAACTGTTGGATAAGTTAAATTATTAAATAAAACTGAACCTGTTGCATATAATGAACCTGTTACACCAACGTTTTTAGTTGCGTTCCAAAAAGAACCTGTTTGTGCAAAGATACTATCTCCACTTGTTCCTGATG